ACGAAAACCAACGCGACTCGAAAGTTTTCCTTCCACAGCGCTAGCTAGAACACCCGTCAAATAATCAAGTATGGCAAGCGATACAAGTAATATAAGCGCTTTTGACCACCCCCCAAATAAAAATCCAACAACTGCACCGATTGTCGCTGCCCCCGTTTTATAAAACAAATCAAATCGTTCCATACAATCACACCCTCCGATAATAATTAAAAAATCCCTACTAATTCGCAGGGATCGATTCTCTCTCTTTTCTTAAAGTTTCGAGTTCTTGTCGTGCCTGTGCTAATTCTTGTTGATACTGTTTAACCAAGGCACTAAGCACTGCACGCTCACGGGACAATGCGGTAATTTGGGACAACAATTCTTGTACCACAAGTTCTGCCTCTGCATTCATTCTGTCACCCCCCATGCAAGTTCTAAATCATCTACCCTTTTTTGTAATTCTTCAATCATTTGTTGTTGTTGTTGCGAAGCCCTCCATAATACCGATAAAACGGTATAAGTATCTATGGCATCTTCATCACGGAATAGAGCCGGGGCCGCTTCAACAATCATACCGACTTTTCGTTTATCGTATATTCCAGCTTCTACGTTACTAATGAGGTGGTAGGTGTAAATGCGCGTATCCTTCAACATAGCAATCGCGTCCTCATGAAATTCTTCGATGTTGGTTTTGTATTTTGAACTAGAGGCAGTAGGGAAGGAAGAAGCGCGAACAGGAACATAAGTGGTTGTAGAGCCTGTTGCAGTTGCACGAACCTCACTTCCACTTTGCGCGGATAGATATAAGTTGAATCCCCCAAAGTCTGTGTTTGTTTCCACACGATTCGCAAAAGTAGTTCGGACACGAACATCACGATAACCGATTCCGGTTTGTTGGAATCCGTTTTTATCAGTCACACGTAATTCTCCGGTTCCAGCTTCCACCCCTGTCAGTACATAAGCGTTATAGGTTTGCGCTTCCCAATCACCCTTGAATCTTCTGAAAGAAGCGTCACCGATAAAGTCGATTCTAGCTTTGACGGTATTCCCTTCACCCATCTCAAAGCCATTAAAATTATTGATTCGATAAAAATTATTCAGTATATATTCGTTCCCTTGTAAACCGGAAGATGTAATAGAAAGTTGCCGAGTTTTCAATCCGGTTCCTGAAAATGTCTCGGATAATATTTCCCCTCGTTGAACAGATAGCCTTGTTCCCTCTGCTGTATCTGGATTGATCTTCCCGTAGACAACTATTTTTCCTTCTGTCACTTCTGTGTAAGAACCTGTACTATCTGGTGTTTGCGAGAAAAACCTAGAACCGTTGATTTGTACGCCTGTTATAGTCCCGGCAGTGACATTTCCTAGATTAGCAGAAATAGCAGATAGGGATGTTACACTTAATTTGTTAGCAGTGATCGAACCGTCTACAATTAGCTCAGCACTAGCCATACGATTAATACGGATGTTATCAATATAGGCTTTGTTTGTGGTCTCCCCATTGTTGGAAAAACTAATCCAAATTTGTAAATACCCTGTTCCTGTTGGTACGGTATAAGTTCCGCTTTTCTTGGTGAATGAAGTTACTTTTGAGCCGCTCCAGTCAACAACAACCCCCCAGGAACTCAACGTATTTTTCTTTTCATCATAGCGTCTGAAGCCTATACGAAGAGTTCCGGTACCTGCCGTATTAAGATAGCGACCCTCAGCCTCTACAAAGAATTGTTGGCCTGGACGTACCGGGAAAATATTCGTAGTGTAGACATCATTGTTTGAACCGTTTTTCCCGTCAAGCTCTAACGCACGGTTTGAACCGTTTCCGTTTGTGAATCCCGAAATATCAGCAACACGGCAAGATGTGTTGGTTGTATATCCTTTGGGATTACTACCAACCGTATCACCTTCAAAATCCGGATTTTCACATAGGTTCGTAAAGTCGGAAAGGAGTAACGAACTTGCCACAATCGTATTCGTTTCAATCAATCCGCCATTAATGGTTGTCTTGCCGGATACAGTCCAGCTATTTACACGGTCTCTAATCGTGTTCCATATTACCGCACTATCAATCTGAGAATCGGGAATCGTACCGCTTAGACGGCTTGTTTTCACGGTTCCATCCGCATTAAATGATTGCTGGAGCGTTGACGATAAGCTACTAAATGTGACTGCGCCCGTAATATCAACTTTAGACGCTGTGATTTTTATCGATTCCGCTGATTGGTTGATTGCAGAAATAACTCCGTCTTTCTCCACCTTTGTTGCAATCTGGCCAGCTTGAATCGTGAGTTGGGATTCTGTATTACTAACACGATTTACGAGCGTGTCTACTTCACTCTGTGACGCTTTAAGTGTGATTTCGTTCGAAAGCTGTGTAATAGAGGTTTCGGCTGTGCTAATCCTCGTCGTGAGTGTGTCTACATCACTTTGGTTTGCTTTCGTTGCTAATTTTGAATCGGTTTCAGTTTTGGTATATGCACCAACCTCACCGGCGTTTGTTGGAGTTGCCTTTACCCATGCTGAACCGCTCCATCTTCTAAGGATGTTTGGGGTTACAGACGTGTCTAACCATAACTGATTGACCGCCGGGTTTGACGGGGCTGTATTGGATTTCGTCACCGAGTTTTCTTTTTTGGCCAACTCTTGAGTAAACGTAGTTTGGCTGACCTTTGTCGCAATCTGATCGGCTTGAACCGTCAATTGCGCTTCTGCTTCGCTAATTCGTGTTTGAAGAGCATTAACCGTTGTGTTATCAGCTTTATTTGCAAGCTGGTTGTTGACTTCTGTTTTGGTGTAAACGTCTGTTTTGTTGGCCTTTAAAGCAATCTGATTGGCGTTTTGTTGTATACCCGTCTCGGCTTGACTCATTCTTGTTTCAAGGGATGAAATATCACCTTCAAGAGTTGTTTTGTCCTGTTGATATTGGGTGTTTGAAACTTTTGTCGCAATTTCATTTTCTGTTTGAGTGATACGGCTTTCAGCGCTGTTTAAACGAGTGACAACCCCGCTCATGTCGGTATTATATTGAGTGACAGATACTTTTGAGTTTAGAGCGTTGTCAACTTCCGTTTTTGTGTATGTTGTAGACTTATCAGCCTTTGTTCCGAGCTTGTTATCCGTTTCCGTTTTCGTGTACACATCACTAGCGTTTGCCTTCAATACAAGCTGACCGTTGACCCACGTCGCATCCGCCTTTAACGCGATGTCGGCTTCGAGTTCCGTTTTCGCTTGGTTCACTTTTTGCTCGGCTTCGGTAACGGCTTGTTGCTTGGCTTGTTCGGCAACCGTGCCGGCGTAACTTTTCGCATGTTGTTCGGCTTCCTGTGCCTTTTGGTCCGCATGTTGTTTGGCCGATTGTTCCGCCTGGTCAGCCTTCTGCTGCGCTCCTTGTGGCGTTTCCGCTCCAACCTCCTGAGCTTCAGTAGGTGTGATTTTTACCCACTCTATGCCGTTCCAGGTATGAGCCACTTCTATGGCTCCACCCGTTTTGATCCAAATGACATTCAATGTTCCTTCTGGTTCCGTCGGGCTTTTGATGACACGCAGTCCATATAGCCTTTGCAGCTCGATAAACCGTTTACGGACATCTTCCTCTTTGTATTCGATAAATTCGCCTAATGTGTATTCTTTTTGAGAAGGATCCAACAGATTTCTTTTGACTCGGATGGCTCTCGCCTCTAAATACAGAGGAGGATGAAATTTGGTATCCTTCACCCGGATGGTATCAGCCAGATACACTCTTTCGTGTTCTAATCCAGGAATGCGCTCTAGGGCAGCCTGGGTGGTTTCATATTGTACAACGCTTTGAATCCGTTTTTTTAGTTCCGTTTGCCCTAACTCGGTTAAACGTTCTATTGAGAGATTTTGTTCGTTTGTATCCGCTTCATATATTCCCCACAGATGCTTTCCGTTTCTTCCAAAGCGCTGGAGAGCGTCATTGTCCACCACTGTGGTAGTGAGTCGCGTTCCATCTTGTTGTTCAGGACCAATGCAAAGGAGGGCCGTCACTATATCCGCGCTTTCTTCGATCCTGCGAATATCCATTAAATCTTTTCCGAATGTGACTTCTTTTCCCCGGAATTGTCCGCGTCGTTTGAAAAAGTCCACATATCTTCCAGTGACCTTATTTCCTTTGATCTCTACACGGAAGCGCATCTCACAATTAAAATTGCTCGCAATATGTTTTAGCGCTTGAAAAGCTCCTATGTGACTGTCAAATACGATTTTTTGTGAGCCGAAGTGTTCGGCAATCCCCAACTGCCATTCGGTTCCGCTCAAGATGTAGTTGGCTGCACTTTCAATTGTTTGGCCATACAGCGTGACGGGACTGATGATTCTTTGCCGGTCTAAATCTAGAAAAGAGGCATCACTAAAAGCAGTCACAAGGTTTCTATCTTCTTGCGTTTTTCGAATAATAAACTCACGATAAGAGCCATCATCCGCTTGAATAATGGCTCGATTTCGTTCAGAAACATATTGTGCTTTTTCATCCATCCATACCGAAAAATCAAACGTTTCCGTATAGCGCAAATCTTCCTCATGGATGGCTTCGCTCACGTTCGTACGCAAAAAAGTGAGGATGGTATCTGTTTGTTTATCTAATATGTGTATCATCGATACCTCTCCCTCCATTCTATCTCCGCCGTAAAGGCATCAGGCGGGTTACAGACAATCGTATTATCTCCTGGACGCAGTTCAAAGAAAGTTGCACCAAAATCTTTTAGATCGACGCGGGGTTCATCGTTAACAAGGATTAATTCCTTTTCATGGTCAATGGCGACAGTATCCCCTGGATTCACAATATAAGGAGTTCCCTCTTGGTTATTGATGCGAAAAATTTTCACGGCACGAATTCTCGCCCGGTACGGCAGGGGCGCACTCGCCCAAGCTCCTACATGCAAAACAACTCCCGCGAATGGTCGTTGGAAGTCGCTGTTCAAGTCCCTAAATGTGAACGTCTCTCTTGAATAGACGACATACCGTAGATTGGCATCCCAGCCGTCTGTTCCTACCTCTATCTTGTACTCCGTTCCTTTTCTTTCGATTGTCACCCATCCATGAAAGCCGTTCATGTAGGCATCCGCTTGATGCAAGATATATTTAGTTGTTGTACCGTTTCTGAGATACACAGAAACCGATGCTTTTTGGGATGAATTGGGGCACGTAACGATGATTTTTCCGATTACACTTAAATCGGATGCAATCAAGTACGCTTCCGCTCTTCCTCTTTGTTTGGAATTAGTGACTTGAACATTAAAAAACACTTGGCATTTAAAGTCTTGAATCGAACTGAATGTTTTTTGGACAGCCGGACCATGCCAAGAGGTTCCGGTTCCATAATCGGTTGCCCCAAATTCCTCACCAAACGAAATCATTTCACCTACATTCGCTCCAAGATCCAATAGAATCGAAGATCGGGCCCAGCCTACGGTTGATTGCAGCTCATCCACCAAAATCGATGTGTAAGGATGGTACGGAGCGCTATCCACGGAATCCGGCTGACCAATCGCCATATATTCTTCTCCGTTTGTATATTCGATCATGGTAGAGGGTTGTGTTACGGTAAAACGAAAAATCGGCTTCCCTGGTGCGGTTCCCTTATACGCAAGCACGATCGGATTGGTCGGATCAAGTGGCATTGATTTTTTGGGACCATATTTGTACGGATCGGGGCAAATGAAAGTGATATTACCCTGTCCAAAATATACCAGCTCATCCAGGTCGAGACTCCCATCAACAACCGCATAATATATACGGTCGGGTTCATCGTCGAAAATCAACTCTTGAGGCTCATCAGTTACGAGCCACGCAGCTAAATCTTCTTTCAATTTTTGAAGATTGGAGAAATTATTTGCTTCTATTAAAACCGGGACTTCAAGTTGTCTCGGACCTACTTCTGTATTCGGAAGATATCCTCCAGCCACACCTGGGATTGTCAAGATGTTACGTTGAATCGGTGCCCAAGGAGGTCGTTTCCTGCCTCGAAGCACCATGATGTAGTCTTTCTTAATTCCACGAAAGATCATTCCAGACAAGAAAACTACCTCCCTTCAAAACGATAACTCCGTTTCCTATCGAATTCTATGAATTCATTTGTGTATCTGTAGGTAGACCTAGCAATCTCCCGACCATCTAAGACAACAGGGACCTCGATTCTAAATTCACCCGCAGCTTGTTGCATTGGTAAATAGTTACCCAATTCCCTTGCAATCAAATTCGCAATTCTCCGTGCATGCCTGCCTTCAAACGGTACGATCGCCTCACTGACGTCACCAAATCCAGCGTTACCAAAAATGATTGGCTTTTCAAACACGCCACCAGTCTTGTACCAATCTACTGAGATTTTTGGCAGTTTTGGTGGAATCGATGAAAGATCAAACTTTCCCGATACCGAAAAATGTGGCAATTTGATTTTAGGAAGTTTGATTTTTAGGTTGTCAAAAAAGCCTTTAATCTTGTCCACCTGTTCTTTCACAAAATCCTTCGCTTTTCGTATCGGTTCGGTAATTGCATTTTTCATGGTTTCAAATTTTGATTTCGCGCTAGATAATATTTCGTCAAATTTCCCTTTAAAAACTCCTACCATTTCACTTATTTTATCTACTGCTTTTCCGGCAAACCCTTTTAGGACACCGAAGATTTTCCCCATAAATCCTAACTGGATGGCATTCCAAATGAATTGTAAGGCTCCAGATAAAATCTGTTTGATTCCCTCCCATACACCTTTCCAGTCGCCTGATAATAGTGCGGAGAAGGATTTGATGATTCCTAGGATGACCTTAATTGTGCCAGATATAATACCTTTAATGTTTTCCCATATACTTTTAATGATCGCTAGGACGATCGGCATGGTGACAGAAACAACCTTTTGAATAAAAGTAAACACTTTTTCTGCTGCTTGCCGGATTTGTTCCCCGTTTTGTTTCCAAAATGCCTGGATCTCAGAAACTTTTTCCACAATAAAGTCACGGATAACCCCGAACACTTGCAGGACAACCGTTTGAATGGCCGTAAATGTAGCATTAACAATTTTTTTGTAATCCACAAACTTTGCTACACTAGATGCGATTGACAAAAGAAGTTCACTAATACCAGCCGCTAACTTCATAAGAATAGCTCCAAGTGGAGCTAATTCTGTTAGAATAATTCCAACCGTTTTCCCTAAATTCCCAAGAATGGTTAAAATCATAGGGCCATTTTCTCGAACATAGTTTATAAACTTCTGAAAGCCTGCTGAATTCTCTAGTGTCGCTGACCATTCTTTGAACCGTTCTGTTGAACGGACTAACCCCTCTTCCATACTAGCTCCAAGTGGCGAAAATGCTTTAAATAAATTCATTATTCCCATAAACACATTGCCGAAGATATGAGAGAAATTATAAAATGATTCCGCTGCATGGGTTTCTAGCCACTCAAAAAAGCCTTTCATAGCCGACCCTTGAAGGGCTTGATTGAATTCATTGGTCAACTCTACCACTACATTTGCCACACTTTTAATGGTTGGTTCTAATTTTTGTAATAACGTTTTTGTACCATTTAATACATTCGCAAATGCTTGAAAAACAGGAGTTTCAAATTGTTTAGTAAAGTCTGACCAAAATCCTTTAAATGACTGTAACTCTCTTAGGGCATTCCGCTGCGATTCACTCATACCCTCATACAATTTCGCAAGTTCCCTTTGAGCCTCGATTTTTTCTTTAACACTATCAGCGTTTGCGATTTTCTCTTCTAATTTTTGAACCTCTTCTGCTGCTTCAAACACATTGGTTAATGCTCCCACAGCTACCGCCCCAAAAGCTACCGCTCCTGCTCCAGCCGCTGCAAATGACGAACCTAACGCCATGACTCCCCCGGCCACAGAGGCTAATGCAGGAGTAGCTGTAGCCGTAATTGCTCCAAATGAAGCTGTCATTCTTCGCATCCGGTTTCCGACTTCTTGAAGCCGTTGTCCCACACCGCTCAATCTTTCCTGTAACTTCGACCAAGCAGACGATTGGTTTTCGATGGATATCCTTGTTTCATCAAGCTGTCCTTGCAATCGCCGCAGTTCTTGTTCAGTTTTAGCAATCTCTCGTTGAAATGCACGATATTGCCCCTCTGAAATTTCCCCGCGCGCAAATTGATCGGCGACTTGTTGCTGTACAAGTTTCAGACGATCGGGTTTTTCTCTCGTATTCTCAATTTCTTCAGAAAGTAGTTGTTGCTTCTGCGCTAATAGTGTTGTGTTGTTGGGATCAAATTTCAACAATCGGTCTACTTGCCGCAACTCCGATTGAATTTTTTTGCTTTTCACTTCAACGTCCGCAAGAGCTTTCCCGAGCTTCGTCGTATCCGCTCCGATGACGACGTTGATTCCACGTACAGATTCCGCCATCTTCTCACCTCCTATCCAAAAAAGGCGTCAATATCCGCCTGTGTCGCCATTCTACGGCTTTGTTTTCGCTTCCCTGTCTCCATGTCCACATAGATATTGATGAACTTCACGAGATCATTGATTGTTAGCTCGTTCATCTCGGAAAATGAAAGGCCGGAGCGCTTGCCCATCACTAACAATTCCAGATCTAAACGCTCCGGTTGCTCAATGTCAGTTGGCTGGCTTGTCTCGTCCGGCGACGCCTCGACGAAAAAATCCGTCCGCTGCTTCGTTCATGATTTCTGTCATTGTGTCCGGGTCGGAGAAATCGACGTACTCAAATTGGCCGAGCCATGCCTCAAAATGCGGAAATGACTTGCCATGCTCGGCCGCCTTGTTCATCGCCCATGCAAGCTGAAGGATAGCTACCGAATCAAGGGCGGACGGGTCACTCGCCAACGCTTGCATTTTCAATAGGTCGCCGATCAAGTCCGATTTGAATTCTTGGCGATAATAAAGAAGAGCCAAAGGTGTCGCCTTTAGCCCGATTTGCTGCTCTCCAATCCTAATCATTCTCATAATTAGTTACCCCCTGTTCCGAAGTTTGGAACGTAAACAGAGTTAAAGAAAGAATTGTAGGCGGTCGCATTCGTATCGTTCAGCTCAAGCACACCGCGCACGACATTCTTTCCGTCAAGCTCAACTGGAAGAATCCGAATATTCAATGTATCCGTATTCGGTTCAACTGATTCCGCACGTGTTCCATGTTCCTTACTCGGACGACTAGCTTTGCAACGATAGTAAACAAAACGACGATTTTTCTTATCCCCTAGAACCTGCCCCAGCAGCGCAAACTCCTTCGGCGTGCCGTCTGTTGTTTCCACAAGCATCCCATTGCTATCAATTTCCCATCCGAGCATTTCTGCCAACACCGCGTCTGGAATATTCGCGATTTCTAGTTCGGCCGCATAGCCATTGTTGCTCATGTATGTGAAGTATGGGCCGTTGTCAGCATAGAATGTACTTTCCTCCCCTTGCGGCTCCGGAGCGAAACGAACCGCCCCTGGTATGTGTATAGGAACTCCCCATGCCGGTTGAGTCGTTGCCGCTTCATCCACGAAAGCGATATGAACCTTCTCTAAACCAAACGTGACTTTGTTTTGGCTCATAGATACCTAACCTCCTAAAATCTGAACTTCATAAAGTACTTGATATAGATTCTCTTCACCGATGTATGTCTCAAATTTTCGATACGGCAAGCCTAGCTCTTTGAACGTATCTTGTATTTTTTGCTCGGCAGCAAGGTCCTTTTTTGCCGTATATAGTTCGA